AAGATATTTTGATTCATTACGGGATGCCTAGACGTTCTGGTCGTTATCCATGGGGTTCAGGTGATAATCCATATCAACATAGTGCAGATTTTCTTAGCCGAGTTCAGGAATTAAAAAGTTCTGGCATGAGTGAAAAAGAGATAGCAAAAAGTATAGGTCTTACCACTACTCAGTTAAGAACTCAGGTAAGCTTAGCTAAAGATGAACGACGTTCGCTTCAAGTAGCAACTGCGAAAGGACTTCGTGAAAAAGGATATAGCCTTAACGAAATTGCGGATAAGATGGGATTTAAAAATGATTCTTCTGTTAGAACTTTATTGAACGAAAATTCCGAAGTTAGAATGAATCAAGCCAAAGCAACAGCAGATACTCTTAGACGTGCGATTAATGAAAAAGGTATGATTGATGTTGGTACTGGAGTTGAAAAAGAATTAGGAATATCAAGAGAAAAATTAAATCAAGCTCTTTATATTTTACAGATGGATGGATATGAAGTTTATGGTGGTGGTGTTCCACAAGTAACCAATCCTGGAAAGCAAACAAATATCAAAGTTGTATGTCCACCTGGAACCGAACATAAAGAAATGTATAATTTCGAAAACGTTCATTCTGTCAAAGATTATATTTCTTATGATGATGGAGAAACTTTCAAAAAATCATTTGTATATCCTGAGAGTCTTGATTCAAAACGATTAAAAATTCGTTATGCAGAAGATGGCGGTTTACAAAAAGATGGTGTGATTGAACTTCGAAGAGGTGTATCAGATATTTCTTTAGGCGAATCTACGTATGCACAAGTTCGAATTATGGTTGATGGAACACATTATCTAAAAGGAATGGCTGTATATTCTGATAATATGCCAGATGGAGTAGATGTTATATTTAACACCAACAAAAAATCTGGTACAGCTATGACAGATGTTCTGAAAAAAGTTAAAGATGACCCAGACAATCCATTTGGTTCTTTGATTAAAGAACACGGTGGACAGAGTTATTATATTGGCAAGGATGGAAAAGAACACTTATCGTTGATTAATAAACGTGCTGAAGAAGGAGATTGGGACGAATGGAGTAAATCATTACCTTCACAGTTTCTTTCAAAACAAAGTATGCAGTTAATCAATAAACAATTAAATTTAGCAAAAGCAGACAAACAATCAGAATTTGATGAGATATGTTCACTTACCAATCCAACAGTTAAAAAAGTGTTGCTTAAATCATTTTCTGATGATTGTGATGCGGCGTCTGTCCATTTGCAAGCAGCCGCGTTACCTAGACAAAGATATCAAGTAATTTTACCATTAACTAGTATAAAAGATAATGAAGTATATGCTCCTAATTTTAACAATGGTGAAACAGTTGCCTTAGTTCGATTCCCTCATGGTGGTACATTTGAAATACCAGTTCTAAAAGTAAATAATAAATTGGCTGAGGGTAAACAAGTTTTAGGTAATACTCCGGCTGATGCTATAGGTATAAGTTCAAAAGTAGCAGAGCGATTATCAGGAGCTGATTTCGATGGTGATACCGTAATGGTGATTCCTTGTAACTCTTCAAGAAGTAAAGTAAAAATCACTTCTACTAAAGAATTAGAGGGACTCAAAGGATTCGATCCTAAAATGTCATATGGAACGATAAAGAAAGACGATGGTTATTATAACGAATCGGGTAATAAGATAAAAATTATGAGCAACACTCAGACCGAAATGGGTAAAATTTCTAATCTTATTACTGATATGACATTAAAAGGAGCAAACGAAAAAGAACTTGCTAGAGCTGTTCGTCATAGTATGGTTGTAATCGACGCTGAAAAACACAAGTTAGATTATAAGCAAAGTGAAATTGACAATGGTATAGCTTCATTAAAAAAGAAGTATCAAGGAACAGTTGATGCAGATGGAAGATACCATGAAGGTGCTGCTACCTTGATTTCTCGTGCTAAATCTGAAACATCAGTTCTAAAAAGAAAAGGTTCTCCTATTATCAATGAAGACGGCTCACTTTCTTACAAAGAAGTGAAAGAAGAATACGTTGATAAAAATGGAAAAGTTAAAGTAAGGACACAGAGAAGTACCAAGATGGCAGAAACAAAGGATGCCCGTACTTTGTCTTCAGGCACCCCACAAGAAGAAGCTTATGCCAGCTATGCAAATGCTATGAAGACCCTAGCGAATAAAGCCCGCCTAGAGATGGTCAATGCCGGTAAGATAGCCTATTCTGCTTCTGCTAAAGCAACTTATCAAGAGGAGGTAAAGTCCCTTAATAATAAATTGAACCTAGCTCTTAGGAACGCCCCTAGAGAGAGACAAGCCCAGACCATAGCCAATGCTACTGTACAAGCTAAACGAAAAGATAATCCGGATATGACAAAAGCTGAAATAAAAAAGGCAAGTCAACAAGCATTATCTGCTGCTCGTGTAAAAGTCGGAGCAAAACGCACTAGCATTGAAATTACAGATAAAGAATGGGAAGCTATACAAGCTGGTGCTATTAGCGAGAATCAATTAACTAAAATTCTTAATAATACAAATATTGACAGTTTAAGACAACGAGCAACTCCTCGTGCTACTACTAAATTAAGTAATGTAAAACAAAATCAGATAAAAGCAAGAGCAGCTTCTGGTTATACAATGTCTGAAATTGCAGAATCGCTTGGAATCTCAGTATCAACAGTCAATAAGTATTTGAGTGGAAAGGAGTGACAATGTTTAAATGAAATGTGCTTTAACTACAATCGATAATCCATTTGACCCATTTAAACAATTTAGTCAGTGGTTTCTATTCGATGAAGAAAAAGGTTATCATTCAACATCTTATCTTGGAAGAATTGCTCGAATTTCTGACCAATTTACGGAAGAAGAAAACGATATCGAAGTAGAAAGAGCAATTGATGAAATATTAAGATATGATTTTCTTGGAATATATAAGAAAGTTAAGGATAAAAGTCGCTGATATATAAGCAAAAATCAAGAATAAGAGATTTTTAAATTTATTATGTGAATGTAAAGATATATAGTGGGTATTTGATTAGAGACATAGGGGGAGGTGTCAAAAATGCACCCCCTCCCTACATCGCGGCGGTCTTTTATTTTTCCCCAGAGGGATTTTTTGGCAGATATTTATAATCAAATAGTGTTTAAACAGACTCATAAGGATAGGTATATTTATAAGTGGCGGTTAAATTTTGCTTTTTTCTCCTTTCAGCAAGAGTATATACCATCCTTATAAGCCTGTTTAAGCATTGTAAACTATACTAGAAGTATATTAAAAGTTACAAAAAGTTAGCTGAGAGGAGGCAAAAGTGTGAGAAAAACTAAATCAGTTAATTCTTCTGGTAAAATGAGACCCGCTTTAACTCCAGATGCTAGAGAAAATCAAATGATTGCATTGGCTATGGATTTAGCGGAACAACAATTGAGAGATGGTACTGCTTCATCACAGCTTATAACTGAGTTTGTGAAAAGAGGTTCTACAAAAGCAAGATTAGAACAAGAAATATTAGCAGAACAGAAAGAATTAATTATCGAAAAGACAAGGTCACTGAAATTAGCAGAACATGTTGAAGAATTATATGAAAATGCATTGAACGCTTTTCGTGGATACAGTGGTCAGGATACTCTGGAGGAAGAAGATGAGTGTTAAAACATATTCCGAATTAATTACTTTTTCATCTTTTAAAGAACGTTATAAGTATCTTCGATTGAGTGGGACTGTAGGAGAAGAAACTTTTGGATTTGACCGATATCTTAATCAGTTGTTTTATAAATCACGAGAATGGAAACGAGTTAGAAATGAGGTAATCATTCGAGACAATGGTTGCGACCTTGGAATAGAAGGCTGTGAAATTCACGGAAAAATTATCATTCATCATATGAATCCAATTAGACCCAAAGATTTTATAAACAATGTTGAAGAATTATTGAATCCTGAATACTTAATAACAACTGTACTAAATACACATAACGCTATCCATTATGGAGATGAAAGTTTATTACTATTAGCACCACCTGAGCGAAGTAGAAATGACACCTGCCCATGGCGTCATTAGAAAGGAAACATATAATGGACGACAATAAAAATACAATTTCTGAAAGCATATTAACATCTGTAAAAAAGATGCTTGGTATAGAAGAAGAGTATACACACTTTGATACAGATCTAATCATTCACATTAATTCTGTATTGTCGATACTTACTCAGATTGGTATAGGACCATCTGTTGGTTTTATGATAACTGATAAAACTGCAACTTGGCAAGATTTTATAGCAGACGAAGAAAATCTTACGTTGGTAAAATCTTACGTTTTTTTAAAAGTTAAATTATTATTTGACCCACCATTAAGTTCATCAGTTTTAGAATGTTATAAAACTCAAATCAATGAGTATGAGTGGAGACTTAATATTGCTGTAGAAATAAAAGAAGATTGAGGTGAAATAAATAATGAGTGATTATTACTTAGTGCATCATGGAGTAAAAGGTCAAAAATGGGGTGTACGAAGATACCAAAATGCTGATGGTTCGTTAAAAAGAACTAATAACGCAAATAAACAAACAACTAGAAAACAAAGAAATAATATGACAGATTCTGAGTTACAACAAAGAATAAATAGATTAGAAAAGGAAATTAAACTAAAAGACCTTGAAAAAAGAAATATCGACAGTGGGAAATCAATAGCCACGGATATTTTAAAAAATGTTGGAACGAAAACAATAACAACATTAGCTACTGGAGCATCTGTTTACGCAGCAAAAGCCCTTGTTACTGGAAAATTTGATGCACAAGAATTTGGAGATGCTATCTTTAGAGGAGGTGCAAAAAAGAAATAAATTAAAGGATGCGAATGATATGAATGAATATTTGTACCATCATGGAATTTTAAAACAAAAATGGGGTGTACGTAATGGTCCTCCATATCCTCTTGGTGGAGGAGATTATACGGAATCAGAGAAAAAAGCCATTTACAAACAGCGAAATAATAAAAATAGCATATACAACAAGAAACATTTCGATGAAGTTCTTGATTCAAGAAAAACAACATTAAGTACTTTGTCTTATGACAAAAATAGAACTAAAGACACGGATATGTTTTATGCAACTCATGACTTTTTTGACAAACATCAATATAATGCCTTATTCAATAAAAAGATTCCACAAACACTATATGACGATAATGGAAATTCTATTGGTACTGGCACATTATTAAAATATAGAATTGATAATTCAATAAATAAAGATATTAAAGTGGCTAGCGAAGATTCGGGAGCTAAAATCTTTCAAAATTTGTATAAAAAAGATAGAGATTTTTACAACTTTGTAACTGATGATGAAAGAATGCAAAGTTATTTTGTTAGTGATAAATACAAATTTAAAGGCTATAGAGAAACAAAAAAAGTTCTTGATAAACTTAAAGATGATGATTATACACCAACAGAATCTGATGTTCAATCAATTTATCGAATGTTTAATTATGTAATACCTTATGACGGTGCAGGCGATAGCAGAAAAGGAAAAGATGTTTATACGCAGAGAACTAAATTTTTTAACGAATGTAAAAAATCTGGTTATGGTGCTGTGTTAGATACTAACGATGCTATTTATGGTGGTTTTAAAGCAAAATCTCCGGTTATAGTGTTTGATATGGAATCAGTAATACCAAAAGACACATACCGAACGAAAACAAGCGAACAAGCATTTTCAAAAGCTGTGTTAGTTGGAAGAAAGGCACTAGGATTATAAAAACGAAAGGAAGAATACATATGGCATTATCGAACACAGCTGTTCCTAAATACTACGGCATGTTTCGAGATGCCGTGATAAGAGGGGAAATTCCTATATGCAAAGAAATAGAAATGGAAATGCAACGTATTGATGAGTTGATACAAAATCCAGGAATCTATTACGATGATAAGGCAATAGAAGGATTTATTAGATATTGCGAAAATGAATTAACCCTCACAGATGGCTCTGATTTGAATTTGTTAGATTCATTCAAACTTTGGTCTGAACAAATTTTTGGATGGTATTATTTTGTGGAAAGAAGCGTATATGAACCATACGAAGATGGTCATGGAGGTCATTATGTCACAAAAACTATCAAGAAACGATTAGTTAATAAACAATATCTTATCGTAGCTAGAGGAGCTGCAAAATCAATGTACGCATCATGCCTTCAAAATTTCTTTTTAAATGTTGATGTTACAACAACCCATCAAATAACAACAGCTCCTACAATGAAACAAGCAGAAGAAGTAATATCACCAATAAGAACTGCAATCACGAGGTCTAGGGGACCTTTCTATAAGTTTCTAACAGAAGGTTCATTAATGAATACATCCGGTTCAAAAGCAAATCGAACAAAATTAGCATCTACCAAAAAAGGAATTGAAAATTTTATGACAGGTTCACTTCTTGAAGTAAGACCTATGAAAATTGATAAACTTCAAGGATTGCAGATAAAAATTGCTACGGTTGATGAATGGCTATCAGGCGATATTAGAGAGGATGTAATTGGTGCTATTGAGCAAGGAGCCTCTAAAGTCGATGACTATTTGATAGTAGCAATAAGTTCCGAAGGTACAGTTCGAAACGGAGCTGGTGATACAATCAAAATGGAACTAATGGACATTCTTAAAGGAGATTACATCAATCCTCATGTATCTATATGGTGGTATAAAATTGATTCATTGGACGAAGTAGCTAACCCTGATACTTGGTTAAAAGCAAATCCTAATCTTGGAAAAACTGTAAGTTATGAAACTTATCAGCTTGATGTTGAAAGAGCAGAGAAAGCTCCAGCGGCAAGAAATGATATCTTAGCAAAGAGATTTGGATTACCAATGGAAGGGTATACTTATTACTTTACTTACGAAGAAACTCTTCCTCATAGAAAAAGAGATTACTGGCAAATGCCATGTGCAATGGGAGGAGATTTATCACAAGGCGATGACTTTTGTGCTTTTACATTTCTATTTCCTTTATCAAATGGAGCTTTTGGTGTGAAAACTAGAAACTATATCGCATCATCTACTTTAATGAAACTCCAATCAGCAATGAGAATTAAATATGACCAGTTTATGAAAGAAGGTAGTCTTATAGTTTTAGAGGGAACTGTTTTGGATATGATTGAAGTATATGAGGACCTTGATAACCATATTATCGAATGTGGATACGATGTTAGATGTTTCGGATATGACCCATATAATGCTAAATCATTTGTGGAAAGATGGGAAGCTGAAAATGGACCGTTTGGAATTGAAAAAGTGATTCAAGGAGCAAAGACTGAATCAGTTCCTCTTGGAGAATTGAAAAAATTATCAGAAGACAGAATGCTTTTATTTGATGAAGAACTTATGACTTTTGCAATGGGAAATTGTATTACTTTAGAAGATACCAATGGAAATAGAAAATTATTAAAGAAACGACGTAGTCAAAAAATCGACGCAGTAGCTGCTATGATGGATGCGTATATAGCATATAAGTTAAATAGAGATGCGTTCGAATAAAATTTATTAAGTAGAAAATGACTTTAAAAAGATTATAGGTTAATTGTTGATTAGTTGTTTTTAAAATTATAGCTCATTTTACGTTTCCTCCTTTTATAAAAAACATATATTAAACATACATATCTACATACCCCTCGTATAAACCTATAATCTTTTTAAAGTCATTTTCTACTTAATACGAGGAAATTAAATAATGAAAATAGCAAAGTCTATATCTAAGGATATACTTAGACCTTATTCCAAGCGTACAAAAACAGCACAGGTATTAATACATCATGGAATAAAAGGTCAAAAATGGGGTGTAAGAAGAAATAACCGAAATGCTTCTATTGCTACAAAAAACCTAACTATTTTTAAAAGTGTTGGTGCGAAAGCTAAAAATTATGGTATACTTGACCCAGAAACTGGAGAAAGACTTAATTTTTCAGAAGGAACAAAAATCCAAAATTCAGAAGTATTTGCTGGAAAAGGAACATCTCATAGTCTTAAAGAAGAAGTTCGTAATGGTTTAGCTGATAAATATGGTGGAGATCCTATGAATTGGCAACATTGTAAAGGAAATGGTGTTATAGATTATTATGGAGAAGACCGTCCAGCCGAAGTACACTGGTTTCAAGAAAAAATCGCTGGAAAACACAGATTTAAAGTCAAAAAATGGTTAGACGAATAGGAGGAGAGTACATGAAATGAAAGTAAAATGGAAAGGTAAAACCGAAGACTTTATGCTTACGAATGGTAAGATTTATGATGTTATATCAATTGAAAAACAATGGTATCGAATTGTTGATGACAGTGGAGAAGATTACTTGTATCCACCTGAACAATTTGAGGTTGTAGAAGAATCACTGTAAATAGTGGTTCTTATTTTTTTGTATAGACTTTAATTGGAGGTGAAAAATAAAAAATGGAGATTCCGTTTAGTTCCAGACTAAAACATGCTTGGAACGCATTTACAACAAATAGAGACCCAACAAAATATTATCGCGATATTGGAGCTGGATACTCCTATCGTCCGGATAGATTTCGTTTTACAAGAGGAAATGAACGTTCGATTGTAACATCTGTATATAATCGAATAGCACTTGATGCTGCTACTATTAAAATTCAACATGTCCAGCTAGATGAAAATGATAGATTCTTAAAAGTTATAGAATCTGGTCTTAACTCTTGTCTTTCGATAGAGGCAAATCTTGACCAAACAGGTAGAGCATTTATTCAGGATGTAGTGATGTCTATGCTTGATGAAGGATGTGTAGCGATTGTTCCAGTTGATACAGACCTCGACCCAGACGTTACAAAAGGATTCGATATCTCATCAATGCGAACTGGACAAATCGTTGCTTGGAGACCGAAATTTGTTACTGTAAGATTGTACAATGAACAAACAGGAACAAAGCAGGATATATTATTACCAAAGACCAGTGTAGCAATCATAGAAAATCCTTTATATGCTGTAATAAATGAGCCAAATTCAACAATGCAGCGTTTGATTCGAAAACTGAATTTATTAGATGCTGTAGATGAACAAAGTAGTTCTGGAAAATTAGATTTGATTATTCAGTTGCCATACGTTATTAAATCTGAAGCTAGAAGAAAGCAAGCTGAAGAGAGAAGAAGTGATATAGAAAAACAATTGTCAGGTTCGAAATATGGCATCGCTTATACAGATGGAACAGAACATATTACTCAGCTTAATCGTTCTGTTGAGAATAATCTTATGAATCAGATTGAATATCTTACGAATTTATTGTTTAGTCAGCTTGGAATTACTCAAACAATTCTTGATGGAACAGCTGATGATAAGACTATGCTAAATTATTACAATCGAACAATTGAGCCGATTGTTGCTGCCATAGTTGATGAAATGATACGTAAATTCCTTACAAAGACGGCACGTTCTCAGAAAAAAACTATTATGTTCTTTCGTGACCCATTCAAGCTTGTTCCAGTTAATGATATTGCAGAGATTGCTGATAAATTTACTCGTAATGAGATTATGACTTCGAATGAAGTTCGACAAGTTATTGGTATGCAGCCGTCTAACGATCCAAAAGCTGATGAACTTAATAATAGCAATATTCGATCTCCTGGCGAAAATTCAGATACAGAGATAGAGGATTCAGAGGTAACAACAGAAGATAAGACATAATCCATATCATCTAAACTTACACAATGTATCAACTATTAAAGTTATGAAGAAGCTACTAATATAGAAAATGAATAGTATGGAGGTAAAAAAGAAAATGAAATATGACTTTGGTGGATGGGCTACTAGAA